CCGCCGCGCTTAAGGAGAGCGAGGCCCTGCGCGCCGTGATGCGCATCGCCGCCCTGATCTCTGACGATGCGGCTGCGCGAGCCTATCTCGTCGCGACCGGCACGGTCGACGAGCTGTCGGACGAGGTGATCGACACCCTCGTTGGCATCCGCAGCGAGATCGCCAAGCTCAGCGGCAGCGGCGACCAGGCGCCGGACCAGGTGCCATCGCCGGCGCCGGACGCGCTGCCATGATCGGCTGCCCGCGGTGTGGCGTCGCCTTCGCGGCCGGCACGGGCCATCCAGTGGCCCGGGTCACCGACCAGCTCATGGAAGCCAGCCAGCCGCATATCCGCCGGCGGCTCGCAGCCGCACAGCGGATGCTGGAACAGGCTGACGGCTACGAGGCGGCCGGCCGCGGGCTGCTGGAGCTGGCCAGTCGATGGACGCCGGATGCACTGGCGGGCATGCTGCGGCCGGCGATGGATGTCGCGGCCTATGAGGGGCGCGAGGCCGTCTTTCAGGATTTGGACGATGAGGGGCTGTCGCTCGGTCAGGGCAGCGGCGGTGCGGCGTTCGCGGACGGGGACGGGGACGCACGGCAAAGCTTTAACGAGCAGATCCGGTTCTTGGCGAAGAAGCGCGTCTCGCCGACGGCGAGCTGGCGCGACGCGCTGCAGGGCGATCACGACAGGGCCTTCGTGGTCGCGGGCGCGACCGATGTCGGCATGTTAGAGGAAATTCACGCCGCCGTGATCGAGGCGGCGGAGACTTATGACTATGCCGCCTTTAAGGCGCGGCTGAACGAGGTGATCGAGCGCTACGACTGGCAGCACAGCGGTCAGCGCGAGCGGCGCATCCGCACGGTCTACGAAACCAACTTGCGCTCAAGCTACATGGCCGGCCGGCTCCGGCAGATGACCGACCCCGACGTCGTCCGGCTGATGCCCTATTGGCAGTATGTGCATGCCGAGACGCGTGTGCCGGCCGATCCACGGCCGCAGCATGCGGCCTGGGACGGGATCGTCCTGCTGTGGTCTCACCCCTGGTGGACAACCCATTTCCCCCCGAACGGCTGGTTCTGTTCGTGCGGCATTCGGGCCCTGTCCGAGCGTCGCGCCAAGAAGCAGCCGCGTTGGGGCGAGGACGCGCCCGCCGCGGTGATGAGAAAGGTCTGGGACCCGGCGCGGGGCATCCAAATTGAGGTGCCGCAGGGCATCGACGTCGGGTGGGACTATCAGCCGGGTGAGCTGTGGAGCAAGGGCCTGACGCCGTCCGCGCTGCTCGATCCGGCCGATGGCACGCTGGAGGTGACGGGGCGCCATGTGGTGCAGGTGGACACGCCGACGCCGATTTCAGATCTCCTGGACCAGAGCCGGCCATTCGAGGCAAGCCCCCTGCTCGGCGACGATCTCGATCCGGAGGACTTCGTCCGAGCCTTCCTGACCCCCTTCGGGGCTGACCTGGGGCAGCCGGTGCTATGGGAGGACAAGGCCGGCACGAAGGTGCCGATATCGGAAGACTTCTTCAGGACGCGGGCGGGTGAATGGAAGATCGGCAAGCGCGATCGCGCTGCCTCGGCGCCGCTGCTGGCCGAGACGATGCTTGACCCTGATGAAATCTGGCTGGGTGTCGCTGCCAAGGTGAACGCAGCCAACCCAACGGCATATGACCTCGTGATGGATCGCCGCTATGTGCGGACGGACGGCACAAACGCCACCGTCGTGGTCATGGAAGTGGGTCGGAAGTGGTGGGAGCCGGTCACGGCATTCCCGACCACTGGCAAGAAGGGGCGGCCGGATCTGCGTGCGCTCGACAAACGCCGGGGCGGCATCCTGCTCTGGAAACGAAACGGCCGGTCGGGGTGATCCGACCGGCCTGCCGAGGGCCTACCAGGGCTGATCACCAGCCTCGTCCTCCCGGCACCTGATATCTAAGCACGATAGCGAGGGATGTCGAGATGGCGATTATTGACTATGACGATCGGCTCGCCACGGCGGAGATCTCGGAGCTGATCCGGCGCATGGCCGACCGGCGCCCCTTCTACGCGGCAGTCGGTGAGGCGGCCGTGCAGCAGACCCAGGACAACTTTCGCCGGCAGGGAAGCTCCGCCGGGCCCTGGCAACGGCTTAAAGCCGCGACGATCCGCCGGCGCACAGCGGCCGGTCAGACCCCCATCACGATATTGCGCTCGAACGCCAAGGCGAAGCAGACGAGCCTCGCAGGATCCATCTCCTATCGCGCCGATGCGTCTGCGGTGGAGTGGGGCACGCCGCTGCCGTATGGTAGGGCGCATCAGCTTGGGGCCGACATCCAGATGCCGGCCCGCACCGGGCGCATCTACCGCTCGGCAGCCGCCGGTCGGCTCTTCGCACGGCGGGAGGGGGCCGACCGGGAGATCGAGGTGCAGATCCCCGGCTATACGATCCACCTGCCCGCGCGGCCGTTTATCGAGCCGCCGGATGAGGAGGAGATCGGGGATCTGGCCGCCGACTGGCTCGGCCTGGAGTGACCGGCCCTGGCGCCCGCTGGGGCGCAGGCCGGTGAAGAGGGGGCGGATGGACCGGATCTCCGGAGCCGCCCCGTTAAGCCGCCGTTAGAACGGCGGCAGGCGCGATCAATCGCGCGGTCGGGCGTCGAGGCCCGCTGATCCCCTTCTTACCCCCCCCGGACCTGCCGTCCGGGGGAATACCTGCTGCCGATGGGGCACGATCCGCCTGTAGTCAACAGGCGGACACCCGATGACCGGCATCAAGCAAACGCCCACGATCGAGGTTTTCAGGTCTGGCACCTTCACATCGATGGAGGGCCGCCGGATCACGTACACGCCGGCCCAGCTGCGGGCGATCGCGGATGCCTATGACCCCGCGACCGCACCGGCGCCGGCCGTGGTCGGTCACCCGGATCACACGGCGCCGGCGCTGGCATGGGTGCGGTCGTTCGCCTATGACGCTCAGGCCGATCGGCTGCGCGCGACCCTTGAGGACGTGCAGCCCGAGCTGGCTGAGGCGGTGGCCGCCAAGACCTATCGGCGGGTCAGCCTGTCGATGTTCGACCCCGACCACCCAGCCAATCCCCGGCCAGGAACCTGGTACCCGCGCCATGTGGGATTTCTGGGCGGCGCGTCACCCGCAGTGACGGGCCTACGCCTCGTCGAATTCGCCCTGCCGAGCTCGGAGGCGACGACGATCGAGGGTGACCTCGCCTCGTTCGGCGATGGGAGTGCGGCGGCGACCGCCAGCATCGTCCGCCGCCTGCGCGACTGGATGATCGAGCAGTTCGGCCTTGATACGGCGGACCGCGTGCTCCCGGGCTACGAGATCCAGTGGCTGTCCGACATCGACAGCCAGCCGGCCACGCCGGCCACGCCGGGCTTCGCAGTCTCCCCTCCCGATCCGACACCGACACCCACGGAGGACAATCCCGTGACCACCACGCCCACGCCCACGCCCGCCCCGGCCCCGTCGCCGGATGCGGCCGATCTCGCGCGCCGCGAGGCCGCACTCGCCCAGGCACAGGCGGCACTCGCGGCCGAGCGCGCGACCAGCTTCGCGGAGCGGCTGGTCACCGAGGGCCGCCTGATCCCCGCCTCCCGGGATGGGGTCGTCGCGCTTCTGACGGCGCTGTCGGGCCCTGACGCCGGCACGTCCACCGTTTCCTTCGCGGCGGGGGAGCCGGCGATCGCGGCGGCCGATGCCCTGCGTCGGATCCTGGAGGCGCAGCCGCCGGTGGTCTCCTACGGCAGCTATCGGATGCCGCCGGCTGAGGGGGATGGCGGCGGGGTTTCGTTCGCGGCGCCGTCCGGGCGTGAGGTGGATCGAAATCGTCTGGATCTGCACAACCAGGCGCTCGCCTATCAGCGTCAGCATCCCGGCACGTCCTACGTGGACGCCGTCATGGCAGTCTCGTGAGGTCGCATCATGATGCAGCTCTACTATGACGTCCTGTCTTTCCCGGTCACGGCCGCGGGCCTGTTCGATGACGGCGCTCTGGTGTCCTTCGCGGGCGTGCAGGTGCTCGCCGACGACGCGCCGGTGGCCGGTATCGCGATGCACCCGGCTACCGAGGTGGGGATGTCGGTCACGACGATGGGTCTCGGGCTCGCCACGCTCACCGCATCCGGTGTCGTGTCTGCGGGCAATCGGGTCGTGTCGGCCGTGTCCGGCGGGGTGAAGGCGGCAGGTGCCGACCCTGCGAATGTTCTCGGCTTCGCGCTCACGTCCGCCGCTGACGGCGCGGGCGTGCGAGTGTTGTTCATGCCCCGCTGACTCGGGCCAGATCTATAAGGAGTGCCCGGCAT